AATTATCAATTTAGTGTAGATCTTCTACAATTGTGTAAGAAGAGTAATACTAATTTTCAATATGCATCAAGTGCCAGTGTATACGGAACAACTACTCATTTTACAGAAGACGGATATCTATCTCCACAAAGTCCTTATGCTTGGTCAAAATATTTGTTTGATCAGTATGTATCTAAAACTATTAACACTTGTAATATTATTATACAAGGATTTCGATACTTTAATGTATACGGCCCTGGTGAAGAACACAAAGGTAATATGGCAAGTCCTTATACTAAATTTATAAATCAAGCAAAATATGACGGAGTTATATCGTTATTCGAAAATAGTAATAATTATAAAAGAGACTTTGTATGTGTAGAAGATGTGTGTATGTTACACACTAAAATGTTTAATAGCACATTTAGTAATATATACAATGTAGGAACCGGAACAGCAACTAGTTTTGAAGATGTTGCACAAACCATTATCAAAAAATATAATGCTAAAATTAGATATATAACTATACCAGCAGAGGTAAAAAATCAATATCAAGCATACACCTGTGCTAACTTAGACAAGCTATCTTCTACAGTTGACATGAACTGGACTACAATAACGGATTATATAAATGACAGAAATTGTTAAAAAGGGTTGGGGTACTGAAAAAATATTTGCTTCTAATAATCTATATTGCGGGAAATTATTAAACTTTAATCAAGGTTCTAAATTTAGTATGCATCTCCACAAAGAAAAAGATGAAACATGGCATGTGCTTAGTGGTAGCTTTATACTTAAAACAATTGACACAACTTCTGCAACTATAAATGTAGAAACATTAAATATCGGCGACACTAAGCATATTACTCCAATGCTGCCGCATCAGCTTATGTGTGTTGAAGAAGGTACTATAATAGAAGTAAGTACACCAGATAGCACACAAGATAACTATAGAGTTGAAAAAGGCGATAGTCAATTATGAAAATACAACCTAAATGTTTGCAATTTGATCGAAACAATAAAGGAGCAGCATATACATCAGACGGTTATATGTTACCATGTTGTTGGATGGACGATCCTCCTGTGCATCGGTATGTAACTGAGTGCGGACTAAAGGACGAAGTATTAGCCGTTGAAAATAATAGTTGTTTAGACGACATATTTGTCTCTGACCAATGGGAGAACTTTTTTCAAACTTTACTAAATGATCCAGAGAATGCATCTTATATGTGTAAAAAGAAATGCGGCATTGATGTAGATATGAAGAAATTAAAGGAAGAAGAAAAACAAGAAGTAATAGGACAAGCAAATGTCAAGGATTACTGATGAATATGTAGAAAAACAAAGAATGTTTAGGCCTAACATCGATGCTTCTCATCGTTGTATTTTTAAATGTCCGCAATGTATTAGACAAAAAACATCTAGCCAAGCACAAATTAAACGTAGTTTTGATTTAGAAGAACATAACTTTAAAAAAATTCTAGACTATTACGATTACGGATTAACATTTTGTGGACAAATATCTGATCCCATATATCATCCAAAATTTTTAAATCTTTTAAAAATGTGTAACGGTAACCAAAAAGCAGTTCGTATTGCTACTGTAGGAAGTGGCAAGAGTGATGCATGGTGGGACGAAGCATACAGTTACGGTGTAGGTGAAAATGCTTGGTATTTTGGTGTAGATGGAATTGACGAGAAGAGCGAACTATATCGCATTGGTTCTAAGTTTGACGATGTATGGAAACGAATGAAGCAGGGCAGAGATCTAGGTCATGTAATTGTTTGGCAATATATTATATTTGGATACAACGAACACGAAGTAGATCGTGCTATCGAAATTGCAAAGCAAGAAGATTTTAGTTTATTATTAGTAAACACAAACAGAGGATTTAATCCTGATAGTCCGTTACTTAGAAAAAATGTAGACTTTAAGCTAACTACTCCAGATAAAAAACACACACAAGAACGTGTAAAAAAAGAATATTGGGGGCATAAAGCCCAATCTTTGCTTGATTGGCATAAGATGCCTCGTAAAAAGATGGAGGCAGAATTTAATCGGCAACATGCACTGTTAGGGTCTGAGAATAAATGAACCGCGAGACATTATTAAATAAAATTAAAGACGGCTCTATTTGGTTTTGTCCTAGACTGTTTGATCACATATATACTAATCCAAATGGTGATTACAAAGTATGTTGTATTGGTGAAGACGCCGATCTTAACACATCAACAACTACACCTAAAGAATGGTTAAATTCTAAATTGTTAACTGATGCAAGAATTGAAATGCTAGACGAAACAATTGTTGATACTCCTGTTTTAAACAGTCAATGTCGACGCTGTATAGAACAAGAAGCAAATTACGGAGAATCTGACAGACAGCATCATGTCAAAAGATTGCTAGAAACCATTAAGATTAACCAAGACTTTTCTTGTATAGATCAAGTACTTTCGTTTGATCCTACGCAGGAATATACAATTACAGAAAGATGCTTAGTATTACAAGCAAGAGTTTTCGGTAATCAATGTAATCTCGATTGTTATATGTGTCAACCAGGTGCATCGTCTACTAGACAACTAATGTTTAAAAAACTTGATAATAGAAAGTACATAAAAACATTTGACCAAGATTCTCCTAATAATATAAAATCTTCTAAAAGCAACACTATAGACGAACTAGTTGAACTTGCACCGTATATACATACTTTTTTGCTACAAGGCGGCGAGCCCTTTGTAATGAAAAAACAGTTTGATTTTCTTAACAGACTAGTCGAAAGCGGTCACTCAAAAAACATTATTCTTGAAATGAATAGTAATTTAACAGTACTAGGAACTACTAAGTATAATATTTTAGACTTTGTTGATAAATTTAGACAATTAAATATTAGTGCTTCGCTTGACGGATTTGGAAAATATAATGATTATATACGTCGAAGATCAGACTGGCATACTATTGTTAGTAACCTAAACACTCTTAGAAGTTATAGAAATGTTAAAATGGGTGTGTTTTCAACATTATCATTATTAAGTGTATTAAAATACGACAAACTACAAAATTTTTGTGATAGAAAAAATTTAGAATATTTCTGTTTTGTAGTCGACGATCCTGATGAGTTGCATGTTAGACACTTACCTAAAAAACTTAAAAAGAAATTACGTAAGAAGTATCGTAATTATCCAATTATTGTTAACGCACTTGCAATGAAGGGAGATAAGAAAAAGTTTATAGCAGCTATAAACTATATTAAACAATCAGACGAATATTATAAAACAGATATTTTTAAATTATATCCAGAACTAGAGAGCTATTACAATGACAGCATATGATGCGTGGGACCGAGAGTATCAAGAAAACAAACAAACATACTTAGAAATCTTTGACCAATTTATGAGTCAAATGAACTACGAAAACAATGAAGATTTTGAGCGCAATTTTGCTGAGAAGCTAGGGCGCAAACACTGCGTTAGCGTGAGCAGTGCTACAGACGCATTGCACTTTTCACTAATAGCACATGGCATTGGTCCAGGTGATGAAGTACTAGTAACAGACTTTAGTTGGATCAGTAGTGCTAGTTGTGTAGATATGGTAGGTGCTACTCCTGTGTTTTGCGATATAAATTTAGATACTTATCAAATGAGCTTAGACAGCGTACGGCGTATGTACAGCGACCGTGTAAAGGCTATCGTGTATGTACACTTGTTTGGTGCTATGGAAGACACAACTGCACTACAAGCGTTCTGTAAGGAACACAACATACTGTTTATCGAAGATGCAGCACAAGCGTTAGGTAGTAGTTTAGACGGAGTACGTGCAGGAACGATCGGCGATTGCAGTATATTCAGTTTTAACAGTAATAAAGTTATCGCAGGCATTAACGGCGGTGGTGTTGTACTAACAGACGATAGCAATATTGCAAAGCGTCTTAAGATGATTCGTAGACACGGTAAAGATAAAACGTTTGATATACTAGGATATAATAGCCGTATGTATGTTCTCAATGCTCGTATTATAGAACAGCGTATGAAAAGTATGGAGCAAAATCAAACCAAGCGTCAGTCTATTGCACATCAGTACAATAGTGCTTTTGCAAACTTGCCTGTTATAACTCCTAAGGTTACAAATGGATTAGATAATAATTATCACAAATATGTTATACGGTTTGAGGACAAGGACACTCGTAAACGGGTAAAGAACGCACTAAACGCCAGCATACACTACGAAACACCTTTGAGCGCAAATAATATGTACAACAGTGCAACCATACGCAGTGACAATTGTACAGCGTCTAAGGCGGCATCTAACACTGTTTTATCGTTGCCCATACATGCGTGGTTAACTGATAACGAAATTAAAACAATAATAGATACAATAAAACATGCAATATAAAAATAAATTTGGAACTGTTGAAATTTTAAGCGATAGTGTATTTAATAACAAGACTATTGGCATATCTATGTCAGGAGGTGCTGATAGTACACTATTATGCTTTCTTCTAGCAAACACAATAAAAGAAAAAAATTTAAATATACAGATACAACCATTTAATGGTTACGATATATGGTGTTCGGGTGATTCTGCAGGTTTACCAGAGATTATAAAATATTTACAAAATAAATTTCCTACAGTTAAACTACATTGGCCAATTTCTGTTGTATTTAATACTAAAGGAATTAAAGAAAAAGGCTTAGATAAAAATAGTTATATACGTCCACTTAGTGAAAAATTAGCAAAAAATAAAATTATAGACGTCTTAGTAAATGCATTATGTTTAGGGCCGCCAACAGAAATACAACAGTCATTTAATCTAAGATCAGATGGAGGAAGTTGGGGAGTTTTTAGAAGACCGGGTCACGAACTATGGGAAGAAATAGAAAAATTTTCTAACACTCCAAAAGCACCGTTTGTAGGAATCGATAAAAGATTTATTATTCAATGTTATTACGATTTCAACGAACAAGACTTATTACAAAAAACTAATTCCTGTACTGAACCAATCGGCAACTGCGGAGAATGTTGGTGGTGTCAAGAAAAGAAATGGGCATTAAACAACGTGTCAAGTCTTTAATAGGCAGTTAACTTATAACATAAGTACTAAAATAATCAAAGGATACAGTATGAAACTTACATATAATAATCAAACTATAAACTTTTTTCCTGACAAAATTCCAGAAAAATGTGTAATTTCATTATCAGGAGGACTCGACAGTGCATCCTTGCTATATCTAGTAAGTAAATATTTCCCCCAAATAGAAGTAATTCCAGTAACCTGTAGAGACCTAAATGCTCCGTTAGATGCTGATGCTGCTGTTGATATTGTTAACTGGATGCAAAAAGAATTTCCGCAGAACAATATTAGAAATACACAGATATTTGATTTTAACGATAAAACTGAGGATTTTCTAAGCCATAGAAAAGTTGATAAAGCAATTAAAAAAATCCGTCAGTTTAACGGCATGCGTAGAACACAGGTTTCAAAGATTATGCAAGTTGATACAATAAACTGGAATGTAATGAAAAAACATCCAGGTGCAATAAGACTCGATGGTATGACAAGAAATCCGCCGGCGAATGAAATGTTATCTTCAGGATTTTATGAAAAAGCAGAACGAAGAAGAGATAAAGAACACCCTGAAGTCGAAAACTTTAGATCCTATGCTAAAGACTACTGGTTAAATATCTATCAAGTATACGCTAATGTAGATAAAAAATTTGTTGCTGGAGTTTTTAAAGACCATAATTTAATGGAAACTTTATATCCGTTAACAAGGTCTTGTGTAGGAACAGCTAGACAAACTAATAATTTTGAACACACCTGTAACACTTGCTTCTGGTGTCATGAAAAGGCATGGGCATTTGACTATCCCTTACCAAAACCTGATTTACCGGAGTATTTAACAAAAGGTGGCCCTGGTGATCGGTCCGAGCCAGGTTTTGTAAATACAGACGCTTGGTGGGAAAAATTAGACGATGAAGGTAAAGAAATTGCTGCCAAAGAAGGATCAATAGTAACGCAAGCAAAGGATAAAGATATTTACTTTTGTACAATTCCGTTCACACAAATATATTCAGAACTAGACGGACAGTACCAAGCATGTTGTTTTGGCGAACCATCCGGAGTAAGCGTAGAAGAAGTTCCATTAAAAGAGTGGATGGAAGACAGTGAATACATGAATGATCTACGTAGAGAAATGACCACACCGGGTTCTAAGTTAAAAGCAGTAGACAAATGGTGTCAACGGTGTCGTAGTGACGAAGCCAATTATGGAAGATCTAGAAGAACTAACTGTATGAAGATTCATACTAATGATGCAGTATTTTGGAATAAAATTGAAAGACAAGTAACAAAATTTAAAGAAACTGGTAAGTTTACCTTGCGAGGTGCTGGTAGAATATTTGAAGTACAATTAAAAATTTATGGGTCGGAATGCAACTTAGACTGCTTTATGTGTATGCACGATAATTCTACAACACGTATGCAAGTTGCAAAAAACGGAGTGTGGAGTGACAACATATTTGGCAAACAGTCTCCGGCCGTTGATGCAAGAAACGCACAAGTTATGAAGGATAAAACTGCCGGAGTAACTGAGCAGATCGTTGAAATGGCACAATACATAAAAAGTATTAAAATAATAGGCGGCGAGCCTTTGATTATGAAAAAACATTATGAAATGTTAGATGCTATAATTAAAACAGGACACGCTGATAAAATAAGAATTAAATACCAAACTAACTTAACAAAAACTAAAGCAGGCAAACATAATATATTTAAATATATTCCACATTTTGATAGGGTAACAATAGTTGCATCAATAGACGGCATTGGACCTGTTATTGAATATATGCGTAGAAGAACAGACTGGAACGAAGTAGTAGAAAACATTGAATTAGTTAAAAAACATCCTAACGTAGTAGTTGACTTTAACGGATTAGTGTCGTTCCTTAGTGTTATGAGATTTTATGAAATAATCGATTGGTGTAAAGAAAACCCATGCATCGATCAGCTAAATTGGGCGTTTGTTGAAAACCCTGGGGCTTTACAAGTTCGTAATTTACCAATAGAAATAAAAACCAACCTAATACCCAAGTATAAAGATTGGCCAGATATACAAGCTGCATTAAGAATGCCTGCAGACCCTAATATTGATATACAGGATGTATTTGCATACCTATTAAAATCTGACGAATACTACAAAGGAACTAAGTGGGAATCTCACTTATTTGACGTTTTTCCCGAATTAGAAAAATATTATATTCCTAAAGAGCTAACAGATGCTGATAAAAAATTATTTGCATCTTGGGACAAAACTGCAAAAAAACAAGATGAAGTTACAGATCAAAACATTATATAGAAGAATAAGAATCATCTTTTAATAAATTTATGTTGCTTTACAACATATTGTATTTTTTAGTTATATTTTGCTAAAAAAAATACAATATGTTGTATGTATTAAAAACAAATTTAGAATTTACACTATATATGGTAAGATGTACTAGTACACTAGAGGATTAAACTTACCTACTAATAAGTATCTAGATCCCCTAGTATCTGTCACTTCTTCTTCGTGTAAAACTTCAGCTCGTAACGGCAACTGGTCTTTAAACTCTTCTAAATTATTTACACAATTAATATGGTCTTTGATATCAAACATATTATTTGATGTAAATGCAAAATGACAATTGTTCGAAAGTTTAGGTGTTTTAAATACATCGCCCGAATCTTGACTCATAGCACCTTCGTCAAACCACTTCCAATCATACATAGGTTTCATATGTTCGCAACTTGGATTAATAATTAAATCTGTTTCTATATAAACATTACGATATTTTTTAAAAATATTGTCACAAATATATTCAATGTTAGTGTACTCATTAAATAATCTGTTCTTAGCAATTTGTAAAGGATTATTATCTATATCTATACAAATTATTTTTTTAACTTTATTAGTAAGTGCTGGTATAAGAATACTGCCATACCAGCTGCCCCAGATAACAACAACCGAATCCTTATTTAAAATCTTTAAGTTGTTTACTGCATCTATCAATGCATATTTTGATGCAACTTGATTACTGCTAACAGAATCTAAAATATCAGTTTTTATTTCAGGCATATCTTTAATAAGATTTATTACATTAAAAAGATAAGTATCATCAATAGACGGATGAGATAATTTTAATATAATTTTCAAAAGTTCGTTGTCTTTATCGTGTTCGATGCAATTTAATATTGTAGATAAAATATCTAAGTTAACGTTAGAGTTAGATGTTTTTAAAATATTTTCATAGTATTTTACAACAGTCCTATCAATCATTTGTTTTCCTTACTATATAATTGCCAATTACTAATATGTCTAATCCACACTTGTTAAACGTAGCAATAGCGTCTTCAGGAGTTTCTACAATCGGCTCTTGACTGTTGAAACTAGTGTTAAGCAACATAGGTATTCCAGTTAAATTTCCAAATTCCTTAATTAAGGAATAATATTTTTCATTTTGTTGTTTTGATACAGTTTGTATACGTGCTGTTCCATCTACATGTGTTACCCCTGGAATTTTATCTGACGTAACTGGCATAATACGACTCATATACGGGCTAGGCTGATTAGTATCAAAATAGTCTTTGTAATGTTCTTCAAGTACACTTGGTGCAAATGGCCTAAAGTCTTCACGTAGTTTAATTTTGCTGTTTATTATATCTTTAATTTTAGGATTTCTCGGGTCAGCAAGTATGCTTCGATTACCTAATGCTCTATTACCGCTTTCACTTTTACCTTGAAACCATCCAACAATTTTTCCTTTAGCAATTTCTCGAGCAATTTCAATAATAATATTTTCAAACTTCATTGAGCTATATGTACAATCTCGAAGCACAGATGCATCTACAGCGTATTCCTTACCAGAATATACATTAGGTACATGTGTATTGTTATTAAGTACATACTCGGCATGCATATAAGTGCCTAATGCTTGGCCTTCATCGCCGACAGCCGGAGGCACATATACATTATCATAATGCTTAGTAAACTCTTCGTTCATATATCCGTTATATGCAACTCCGCCAGCTACACAAAGATTATTAGATGTTTTTAACGGGTATACATGTTCTTTAATTAGTATAGAAGTATAGTGTTGTAGTGTAAATGCAATATCTTCTTTTGGTACTGTTTCAATAAGACCGTATGCATACTTAGGAAGTTTATGGTTTGGATTGCGCATATACTCATCTATCATACTGTTTATATCTGCATTGAATTTGCCGTATCCGGCAAGGCCCATTGCTTTACCTGCACCTAAATATCCAAAACCGATATCCTGTGCTAATCTATTCCATAATCCGCCTATGGATATTTTATTTGATAAGTCTGTGATGTTTCCGTTCTTATCTGTAAAGATGCAATTAAATTGCCATCCTCTTCCATCAATCGCAAGGATGTCAGATTCGTTGTATCCAGAACTTAGATAAGCATACGCCGAATGGCTTTGATGATGATCTATATAATAATAATCTGCTGTTTCGTAACAATCCCATAAGTTGTTAGGTTTAAAATTTAAAAATTCTAAATTGCCTATAGTTTCTTCTAATATATCTCTAACAAATTCCTGTCCAAGATTACTAACAGTAAATGCAAGCATGTGATCTTTATTATCATAATTAGGTCTAAAGTGTTTGTGAAAAAACTCACGACTGGGTTCCGAATCATGCGGGTTATTAGGATTTAAATTATGTTTAACACGATTATGTCGTTCAACTTGATAGTGTAATTTACCGTCGTATGTGTTATGGTCGTGTATATTTACGGCAACTGAAAATATTTTCATTCTATAGAAATGCCCTCTTGTTCTAATATACGTGTAATTGCATTACGTCTTGCTGCAGGTCTTGGAGGAATAATGTCCATACAAGCACTGCAATACTTTTCAAATTCAAAAAGTTTATATGCAAACATCTTATCAACATTTTCTTTTGTAACATCAAACTGTCGAGATCCGTTAATTACTTTTCTGCTACAATGTCTAATTTTTTGTATTTCAAAGTCAAATACAGGTACAAGTGGAAATTTAGCACAAATTCTTCTATCAAGCTCTGGCGCTTGTACAGGGGTATGGTCTGAAAAGAAATCAGGAGAACGTGAATTGTATTCTTTAAATTCTGTATTTTTGTGTTTTAGATACGTCAAGTCGTGTTTGTCTCTATAGTCAAAATATCCAGGTGTTTGAATAATTAGATTATAATTGTTTAGTTCATTAGGTTCAAAAAAATCATAGTTACCTAGTTTTTCTATTCGATCTTCATAAAAATCTAAGACCAAGTGTTCAATATAAATTATATCAGGGTCTTCTAAAACGTGCGGATAAAATTTTCTTACTAAACTATTAGAAAGTACTTGTATTACTAAGTTCGGATACTTTTTAATTTCAGCTATTACTTCATCTAGATTTTTTATAAGTCCTGGTTCTCCGCCTAACAAACAAATACGGGTTTTATACGGACTTAAATATTTTACTGTATTTCGTAAAAAGTCCATATCTACATCTAGATTGCGCATTTCGAGTGTCCAAGCAGTGCAATAGTGACAGCTCTTATTACAGCTTTTTGTCATATAAAAGTCTACAGTCTTGTATTCAGACCCTTTTAGAGCTTCTAAAGTTAACGCCATTTAATTTTACCTCGGTATATATATAGTATGAAAATCTAATTTTCTGTTAAGTTATTGTACTTAGTAGTTTATCTCTACTCGTTAAATTTTTTCTGCAACCAATCGAAATCATTTATTCTACGCAAGTCTTGTGGTGATTGGGCATATTTTTCTCCGTATGCTCTACCCTCTTCGGCTCCACGTTTTGCTTCATGTCTATAAAGTGCATCCGGTATTGGATGTTGCCATGCTTCTAACCGTTCTTCAGTTTCGCTATCAAGTTGGCCTTGTATAGACTTACTTGCTAATTTTACACATTCTCTAAATGCGCTTTTCCAAGTACTAAACGGATCTGTATTAAATGCTGTAATATTACTTACTTGCGGTACTACATTAAATTTTGAACTTATACTAGTTGTCATATCAGCACTTGTTGTATCTATATTAAGTGTTTGCACTCTTGGTAATAATTTTACGCCGCCGTATCCATATGTTGCTCCAGTAATAGGATTAGATGAATGCCATACAAACACTTGGTCTCGTTGCCATCGCGGAACTTGATAATCAAAATTGTATTCTTTTAAAATTTGGGCGTCACCGTCGATAACATAAAACATATCTGTTGTGCATATTTTTGCTGCTTCGATATGTGCTTGATGAATTCCTTTAACTCCGTGTATACGTTTTATTCGAGGAAACTGCTTCCATACATTAATATAGTTTTCATCTGCATTTGATTCTTCATAACTAATAAACACAATATCATACGGCTTTGGCGCACTTACTTCAATATCAATATCTTTTTTCTGTATGATAAATCCGTATTCAAATTCTTTTTTTGTAATTTTAGATTTTTTAGTAGATAACATTACACCGTCATTATATTTTCCGTTTTTATATATATGATTTATTGCTCTTTCAAAATCATAAGTTGTATCAAATGCATTTTTTATCGGAAACACTGTTTCAAATATGCTATCGTTAGTTATAATTATATCAGTTGGAATACACCAAAACATTTCTGTTGTAGAATTATCAAATGCATTTTGATAGTCTTCGTATGTATCAACTTTAAATTTATCATATTTTACTGTGCGACTAACAACAGTATTATGTTCTTTAGCATTTACAATAAATCTATAATCAATTTCTTTTTTAGATATGGGTTCGTGCTTAGAACATAGCCATACACTATTTCGTATTGTGTCGCCTTCGTGATCATGTAGAAATGTATGATTTTTGTGTCTATCAAATACGTGTTCTTGATCATGTAGGTTTTTATAAGGAAAATGCATATTAAAAACTGTCGAGTCGACTATTTCAGTATTGCTACGTATAGCCCAAAACATTTCTGTTTGAGAATCTGTTAACGCATTTTGATAATCTTCATATGTGTCAACAATAAATCGATCGTATAATTTTGTCTTACTAGCAACAATGTCCCATTCTTTTGCATTTACTATAAATCTATATTCAATTTCTTTTTTAGATACTTGTGTGTGTTTAGAACAAAGCCATACACTGTTCCGTATAGTTTCGCCGG